ATATGCTTGTTTGCTTCGTAGGCAATTTGTTCTGAGGTACACCATTCATCCATAAAAGAACTGTGAATAACTTTATCTATGGCTTCTCGATAGACTACCCCTCTTTTCTTTGGTCCGGGTTTAGGATTTCCTTTTTCTACAGATTTAGTCCAATAAGAACTTCTAATAGTACTAGTAGTAAATTTATGTTGCCTTTTACCTTCGGCTTTATTTCTTCCTCTAGGCATCTATCTAGTCCTCCTTATAACTTTACCACCAAGAGACCCACCGCTTCTTTGTGGTCTAGATACTCTACCACCTGTCCATTCTCCGTTTTTCATAGTTTTCATAATAACAGGTGTTTCGGGAGTTTTGTATGTGAATTGGTCAAGAGCATGAGCAAAAGCCATAGCAATATCGTTATGTTTTCCTAAATCTACTATTAGCCCGTTTTTCCATGCGTGTGTTTCTAATTCTTGTAATAACACATTAACTTGTTTTCTAGTAAAATCATCTCCAAAAGGCATTACAATCATCTCCCTTTCAAACCATACTCTCATACGGTTTAATAAACCTTGTTTCAAAGTACGATTACTAACTTTACTTTCACGGTAATCTATAATAGCACCCTTTTGTGCAAGAAGACTTTCATACATCTGTTGGAAACCTACTGCTTCTACTGCAAACGCAGGAGTACCGTAGCGTTTATTCCACTCTATCATCATATCTGCCTGTTTATCCGGTGGAAAATCGTTTCTTCTCCATACGTTAACTAAATGTACATATCCTTCGGAGTCTTGTTTTAAACATACCATTACAGAATAATCTTGACCTAACCCATGTGCAGGGTCAAAACCAATTACATATTTGCCGTCTTTTAGTTTTTCTTGCTCAAACACCGCATCCATGTTTAAATTAGCCCTAGTTAGATTACGTGGGTATACAGAAGCCTCATCATCAATAACTTTACACATATACTCTTGAATAAAAGATAACTCCCCCATCGCAGATTTTTGTTCTAACAAGAAATCAATTGGTCTAAACTCCGGCCATAACTCTACAGGTTTAACTGTATCGGGGCTTGCTTTATATTCATCCCAATTAACTACACTTGACCAAGTTTTAGATTTCCATTGTTCATTCTGTAACATTTCTGTATGGTATAAATCCATCATACTCATAGGCGTACCTACTACGAATATAGCAGTTCCGGGCGACAACATAGGTGTAATTTTCTTTCTAAACCAATCTCTTATGACTTGATAGTTCATTTCTCCCGAATCATCAAGAACGTCATCAAAAGCAATACAGGCAGGGTGTTCACCACGAATAGCCGCACCAACAGATGTAGCACGAATCCATGCGCCGTTGTTAAAGTGTAGTTCTAGTTTATTTCCTCTTTTCTTATGTAGATACCTAGATAACTGAGGGTGACGTTTCATATCTTCACGTATTTCTTCTAATCTTCTAACTGCTAAGTCTTTACTTGCAGAAAACAACCAACAGGTAAAAGGTTTGTTTCGCCACTTATCAAATAAGGCTTGATGTAATAGTTTTACACGCAAAGTAGTAGATTTACTGTGGTCACGGGGTGCGATAACACAAACCCTATGAACTTGAGAAGTTCCCCTCGTACTATACATATCCATCCATTCGCCGATATGGTCGCCCCATGTGTAACCCAACCATCTATAAAAATACGAAACATCTTTTTTACTCCTTGCCATAGCGAAATCGGTATTGATGTTTGCCATTATACCACCGGAGAAAAGAGATTGCCTATTAAACCTAACTGCTTATCTAATAAATGAGCGGATAATCCGGGCCTTGCCATAACATAACCTTTATGATAATGCCATCTATCCGCACCGGCTAGACTCGGTAATTGAACTATAACAACGCCCGAAGTTTCAGTAAGTTTTCTGTGATGTAAATGTCCGTGAAACCATGTATGATGTTCACATTTGCCCCATTCCTCTCTTTGTTCTGTGGACATGACGGCAGGTAAATCAACTCCTTTAACACCGTCACCATGAGTAAAACCTAATAGATTGTTACCCCAAGAAATATATTGTCTTGTTTTAGGGCTAACTATAACACTTACATCTTTTGTATTTTCATATACCGCATCTAGATACATCATAAGCGCTAGTGAAGTATGTCTATCGTGATTACCACGCATAAATACTACTTCTACGGGACATACTTGTCTAAGTAAATCTATATGCTCTCTTGCTAATTTACAACCATCCATTAATATTTGGGCAGGAGAAGCACTCATATCTTGTTGTGTACCCTTTGTAGTTTGACCTACTTCATTATCTACGTGAAACCAATCACTACCTGTAGCAACAATAATTTTTTCGGGTTTACCGGATAATCTGTGTATTAAATCTTCTGTACGTGTAAGTAATCTACTCCTAGCCTCTTCTAAAGAGTAAGATTCGCCTACTTCATTTATCCAACCGCCTTTACCATAATGTAAGTCTGTAGGTGATAAAACAACGGCGTATGGTTTAACTTTGGCTTTTTTAATGTGTTTTATTCTATTAGTAGCCTTTACTTGTTTAGGTAGTAATTCTTTAAACTCATTAGCCCAATGTTCTTCCATAGCGTTAAATATTTCTGCGTCTTTTTGTATTTGCTTCCAATATTTTTTATTTGCCTTTTCTATAACTAATTGTCTCTTAGATTCTAATAAACTGTTAACTAGAAGGTCTTCGGGACTGTCTTCTATTTCAGCATCGGTAAAAATATCCATACCGTGAGTCCAACCGTTTACTTTAATGTATTGTATTAACCAAGTAGGAGAAACTTGAAATTCCCTACTCATTTCTTCTAATGTTAGATTTTTTCCGTCTTTAGAGTAAGCGTGTTTCATTTGTCTATGTACTTCACCCTTAACTGCGGTTAATTCATTAGTTAATCTAGAAATATATATATCAGAAGTTTTATCATAGTATATTGTAATATTGCTTACTGCGGAATCTAGATTACTTTCGTCTATTACTTCTAATTTTCTAAATGTATTGTTTGGGTCTTTTTTGCGCCAACGTTGTATGCTACCTCTCCAAGCAGAAATACTTTTACTTGGATTTAAGTCATGCAAAAATCGTGCAAACTCCATTTCCGTCGCAAAAGAGTGACTTGTGGCATATTTTTCGACTGTTGCTATTCCGCCTGTTAATCTAGGTGTGGTTACGTTCCCCATTATTATAAACCACAATTGCTTGCCTTATAAGCATTAGTCTTAATTAATTATATAATTTCAGTATTTTACAAAATAAATTAAATGACATACTGCTCTAATGTTATAGAATTCTTTTTTTGTTTCAAAGGGGTCTACGAAAAACAACCAAAAAACGATAAGTAACTATAGTATTTACTACTTTAAGTATTAATTTTTCAAACACTATTGAATAAAAAAAAGAATTAAAAAATAATAGAGCAGTACAACGTTTTATTTTTTCTGAAAAAACTCTAAATAATTAAAATAATTACCCAAATACTTAAAAAGCACGAAATATTAGTAAAATTATGGCGGAGCGTAAGTGGTATCAGATATGGAAGGCACAAGAACCTGTAGTAGCGGCTACAAGTAAAAGAATTAGCACAAAAAGAGAAAAGTTTGCGGCGGTAGCCGGTGTACCGGATATGATGAGAGACACAGAAAGATTACAAAATGACAATAAATTTGACAACGAGTTTGAAATGTATGACCTTATGTTAAAACTTGACCCCGAACTTAATGGTGCGGTAAGAGCAGTATCATTAACTGCTAATAATTATGAAGTAGATTACGACGTAGCAAAGAATGGGGCTATACGTGAGGCTATTAAAATGTTATTAGATAATCTAGATTTTGATGATATACTAATTAATGCTATGCGTAACCTTATGGTGTATGGTAACGACATTAACAAAATAGTAGGTAGGCAAGGTGTAGGTGTAACAAAACTACAAAGTTTACCCGTAAAACAAATTACTATAGTAGATGAAAGAGGTGGATTAAATTCTGTCTTCGACGCTACCGAAGATTCCCCTATTATTAACGCAGATAAGTATTTGTTAAGAGAAATGAAACTAAATGCAAGAGAAATACCGGAATCTGAAATACTACATATTAAAATAGACTATAGAAGTAATTGGTTTGTTGACAATAGACTTAGAAAAACATATGGTATATGGGGCGCTTCTCGTTTTTCTTCGCTTAAACAAGCAATTAGAATGAAATACAACAGTCTAAACAACCGTTTGTCACTTGAAGACTCAATGACAAAACAATTTATTACAATTGACAAATCTGCTATTGAGCATATACAAGACCCTGCTGAACAAAGCGAAAGGTTATCACATATTATGGATGAAGTAATTGGTCTGTTTGAAGGACTACGTGGCGACCAAATACCTGTTTTGCCTCATTATGTTTCTTTACACCACGTTAACTTAGAAAACGCTTTACCTAGTAGTGGTGATTTCTTAGATGCTATTAACGCAGATATATCTGCGGTACTGCAAGTCCCTAGAGTAGCGGCGGGACAAGAAAGCGGTTCTACTTTTGCGGCTACATTTAATGCTAACTTATGGGCAGTACAGGCTATTAGTCGTATGCACAGAATACTAGCAGAATCTTGTAGAGAGTTATTTAGTCTACATTTAGATTTACTAGATATACCATACAAAACATCTGATTTACCCGTAGTCCGTTTTGATACAATGGATAGTGAAACGCCACTAAATGTAATGCAAAGAGTAACTATGGGCTACACTAATGGTATTCTTACTCTTAACCAATGCTTAGACGCTCTAAATTTACCCACAGTAGGAAAAGAGGGCGATAAAAGACAAGAAGAAAGTGATGGAGAAAGTGTGGGAGAGTTACCGACAGAAAATTCTCAGCCCGGCGCAAAAGATATAGCAACCCTTTAATAAACAATATTGATAAGTCATCTCATATCTGTACTATGTATGTCGAAGAGTAGCGGGCCGAATGATAAACTAATGCTAGTGTTTGGACTAGGGGTAGTTATGGCTTGGGTAGTCATAGCCGCAACTGCATCTTACTTTAGTATAGTAGAACAAAGAGATATATCAGATTCACAATTAACAGTTATAGGTCTACTTGGTGGACCGGCACTTCTTATAATAACAAATGTATTAGATTTATTTAAGGGTAAAGAAACTGCAAAGATTAATATTCTACCCGAAGAACTACAAGCGGGTGTAAATGCTACAGAAGCAGAAAAATCACATGTAAGAATGTTAGAAGAACACAGAATAAAACATGAACTAACTATGGAAGCACTAAAACAAAAACACGATTTGGCTATGGATGAGTTTAATACAACCGCTAAAATAGGTGATAGGGCGCTTGATTACGTAGATTTCGACGAAGATAGTGGTTCTAAAACGGGTAAGAAAAAGTAATATTTCTAAGTCACTCAAACCATGTAGATGTGTGAACAGTGACAACGATGAAGAAGAAAATGTCATCCAAGAACTTGACGGTTGCGTGGAAGACTTAGATAGCCTTGTAGGGAATGTGCGTATGCTTTTAATCAGCCTTGCCTCTTTATTAGCAATACTTTGGCA